TAATAATTGGCCAATGATAGATTTCAGGGTTGATAACACTTCTGGAAATCCTGAAGCAAGAATTTATTATAAGCAAGATATTACTTCTTTAGTTTTAGCTACAGCAAATACAAATGCTGTTTATATAGACTCAAGTCAAAATGTTGGTATTGGTTCTGCTCCAGATTCTAATACTCCTTTGCATATTAAAGATGCAACCTATGGAAGAGTAAGAATTGAATCTACTGGTTCTAATTCTTTTGCTATTCTTTATTTAAAAAATGATGCAATAGAATATGCCGTAAGAACAAATGGAAGCGATGTATTTGAAGTTCGTGACGATACTGCTGGTGCAGTTCGTTTAGCTCTTGATTCTAACTCCAGAATTTCACTAAGTAATAATGATGGTGGTACATCCAATACAGTCTTTGGATACGAAGCAGGTAACCTTATTGGAGCTGGAGATAACTACAATGTTTTTATAGGCCATCAAGTTGCAGATGCAGATATGACGGATGCAATTCAAAATGTAGGAATAGGATACCAAGCTCTTACATCATTAACGACAGGAGTTTCAAATACAGGAGTTGGTTCTGGTTCTCTATATAATATAAATACAGGAAATTATAATGTTGCTATGGGGCATCTTTCAGCAGATGCTTTAACTTCATCACAATATAATGTTGCAATAGGTTATGGGTCTTTAAGTGCAGAAGTAACATCTGGAACTGCTGTAGCGATTGGTTTTGAGGCTTTAGGATTGCAAAATAAAGGAGATACTGACAATAGTGAAAATGTAGGAGTTGGATTTCAAGCTGGATTAAGAAATGTAACAGGAACTGGCAACACATCAGTTGGATTTGAGGCTATGAAAGGAGCTTCTGGGCAAAGCAATTCCTTTAATACTGCCATTGGTAAACAGGCTTTACTTAATGTTACTACAGGAAGCTATAACGTTGCAATCGGAAACATAGCTATGGATAGTGTTACTACAGGAGGAACAAATGTTGCTATAGGTTCAAGGGCATTGGCTACTTCTCAAGCACCTTTATATAATGTTGCAATTGGTGGTGATGCTTTATTTGGAGTTCCTTCTGGACAAGCTATAACAGGCGCAGTTGCTATTGGTACAGAAGCATTTAAAGGTGGATCAAGCACAGAAGCAGGATCGGATAAAACAGACTATACAATTGCGATTGGTCAAGAAGCTCTTAAATATTTGGAAACTGGACATGGTTGTGTAGCAATAGGTTATGGAGCAAGTGAAAATGTTACAACAGGAAGTTGGAATACTGTTATAGGATATGAAGCGTTTAATACAGGCACAGGAGCAAATAATACTACTGCTTTTGGGTATCGAGCTGGGAAGTTTCTTGGAGATGATGGACAGACTAACCATTCATCCTTTAATACCATCATTGGAAGGTCTGCAATGGCTGGAGGAGATACTTCAACTCCAGCTAATAACACAGCAAATTTAAATATCGCCATAGGTCATGTTGCTTTAGGTGGAAATACAAGTTCAGCTTTAACTGCGACACATAATACAGTCATAGGTTATGCTAGTATGAATTTAGCAACAAGCGCCACAAACAATGTAACTATGGGTTATGGTGCGATGCAAAATGCTACTACACCATCTTCAAACGTAGCAATAGGTATGCAAGTAATGGGTTCAGGTGTAACAACAGGTTCAGAAAACGTTGCTATCGGTAAAGATTCTATGTATGATGCTACTAGTTCAACTGGAGTTGTAGCAATAGGAACTGAAAGTGCAAATAATATTACTTCTGGAAGTGAAAGTGTAGCAGTTGGAAAACAAGCTTTATACACAGCTACCACAGTAGGTGCAAATACAGCAGTTGGATACCAAGCATTAAAATTAAATGCAGTTGCTGGCAATACAGCAATTGGACATAGTGCTGGATTAAATACAACGGGAACTGCTAATGTTTATGTTGGTGCATCTGCTGGAACGGGTGCCTCTGGAGCAGAAACTTATAATACAGGAATAGGTTATCAAGCTTTATATGATATAACATCTGGTTCAAGCAACGTAGTTGTAGGTGCTTTAGCAGGAGAAAATATTACAACAGGAGCAGAAAATACAATAGTAGGAACAGGAGCATTTAGACAAGCTGCAACTGGTTATGATAATGTTGTAATAGGGCGTGAAGCTATGGGTCTAGGATATGTAGAAGGTCACGATAATGTTGTGGTAGGAAAAGGAGCTGGTTACGATGTTACTACAGGAAATGACAATACTCTTGTAGGAAGAGCTTCAGGGGGAAATATTACTACAGGAGAAGGAAACACTCTTATAGGGTATCAATCTGGAAATACTGGAACAGTTGATATAGTTGGTGGAACTTATAATACATTTATTGGTTATCAAGCACGAGGCAGTAGTGCAACTTCAATAAATCAAATAGTAATAGGAAAAACAGCGCAAGGTCAAGGAAACAATTCAGTAACACTTGGTAATGCAGATGTAACTAATGTTTATATGGCACAAGATAAAGGTGCTACAGTTCATGCTAATTATGTATTATCTCAAGGAAATCAGAATCATGTATGTAACACGATGTCTTCTCCATATTATAGATTTGATGGTACGGATGATTCTATTAGTTGCACAGCGATAAGTGGAATGAATAACTTTTCTCTTGCTGCTTGGGCAAAAGCACCAGATTGGGATGACAATAACCATCACAATATAATATGTGCTTATAGTAGTGGAGGTAATAATGATTGGTATAGAATATCTATTCTTAATGATGGAACTATTACTTTTTCAGTTGATAGTGGAGATGATCATAGTGGTTTAGTTCAAGCAAAATATACTCATAGTTTAGTTGATGATACATGGCATCATATTGTAGGTGTATGTGATCAAAGAAATAACTTATTGTATCTTTATGTTGATGGAGTAAATGTTGTTAATGCCACTTATAGTGATGACACACCTATTAATGTATCAAATTTAAGAATTGGTTCAAGAGGAGATAGTAACTCTTCCGAAAATTGGATAGGTGAAATAAGTCAGGCTCAAGTTTGGAATGTAGCTTTAACAGGAGAAGAAGTAAAAGAATTATATAGTGGTTCAAGTGTACCTTATAAATATAGTAGTGCAAGTCAAACTGATATGGTTACAAATGGTGGATTTGCAGATGGCTCTAATTGGACTATATCTGGTGGATGGGATATAAATACTACAACTGCTGGAAAAGCAAGATTTTTAAAAGATGGTAGTGGTATTGATTATATAGAGCAAGATGTAGGATTAATAAAAGGTAAAATGTACAGAGTAACATTTACCATTTCAAATGCTACCAACGCTCAACTTGCAATTTATAATAAAGATACATCTAATTATGCAAGTATTCAAAACTCTTCTCCAAGTTTTTCTAATTTTACTAACACAGCAGATGGAACGTATGTTGTAGATTTTTTAGCAACTGCAAGTGGTAAATTAGTAATAGCTGGACATCAAAATTCTGGAAGTGCTTGGGATTTAGATGATGTTTCATTAATACCAATCGGTGCAGTAGCTCAATACGATGGTAGTGGAATAGCATCTGATAAATGGTTTGATAAATCTGGTAATGACAATCATGGGGCAATTGTTGCTGGCGCAACTGCTCCAAGTGTAGAAAATGCTCCTTCTAGTGATGATGGTTTGGTTTATGAAGATGGCACTTGGGATCCGACCCCAGCAGATGCCGCAAATGGTGGAAATACAGCCGCCGCTGGAACTGCAACAGGTTACTATACAAGAATTGGTAGAATGGTTCATTGTGAATTTACTTTAGTGAACATTAACACAACTGGTATGACAGGCGGAAACGATTTTTTTGTACAGGGATTACCTTACACTGTTGCAAATCATGCTGGTCATGCTCATGGTTCTGTTGCATTAGAGAATGTGAATTTTACAGGTGAATATGTTACGATTTCTCCTTCTGGAGGAACAACTGCAATTAGATTTGCTGAAGTTCCAGACAATAGCAATATTGATATAGTTGTGGTGAGTGAAATCAATGACGATTCTGCTGATATATATGGACATTTTTCATACATGGCTACCTAATTGGATTGATTAGGTTGGAACAAAAAAGGAGTCTTAAATGGCATTAGAAAAAGTGGTCGAAGTAGACCAAATAGAAGTAAAAGGCGAATACTCAATACAAGTGAGAACAGCCACAAAGGTATTAGATGATGGTAAACAAATTGGTGGTGTTTCATATCATCGTCATGTAGTGCATCCAAGTTCTATACTTTCATCTGAAGATGCAAAAGTAAAGAAGATTGCTGAAGCATTATGGGGTGACGAAGAAAAAGAAGCATGGGAAAAATTGCAAAATCCAGAATCATCTGAATCTTCAGAATAATTTAATTAATAAACAAGGAGTCAAAAATGGCTAAAAAACAAAAAGAACAGAAGCCAGTCTTGACCTTAGATGATAAAGAATATATCATTGAGGATATGACTGATGAGCAAAAAGTAATGGTAAATCATCTTAATGATATACAGAATAAGCAAAGAACAAATCAATTTGTAGCTGAACAACTAGCAGTTGGGCATAATGCATTTGTTAATATGCTTAAAGAATCTTTATCTGAAGAAAAGGAATCAGAGGATAAATAAATGCTGATAAGGAAAAGTTCTCAGGGTCATGATCTAAAGTTATATAGAAATACAACTCCTAGTTCTACTCGTACAAAGAAATACCCAGATGGTACAACAGAGACCCTGACTTATCCTTCTAGATATAAATACTTTTTAACATTCAATGGTGAAGTTATAAAAAGAAGTGATAGTTGGGATACGATTGAACAAGCTTATGTTGATAAATGCGATGATGAACATGGTGGCGGTACAGGGAGAATGTTAATAGGTAAGCACGAATTAGTTAATAACGTTATAAAAGAAATATGAACAAAGTAATTAAAACATTAAAAAACGGAGATTTTACAGTTGTTAGTACGAGTTATGACATTCCTGTTAATTATGTCAGGAATACCAAATTGCAGTCAGGGATGGATCGTAGGGAATATCCCTCTCACACCGCAGGATACAGTTACAAATACAGTTTTTACCGAGATAGTGGATGCTGATAGCATTACACATTGGTATCATGGTCGTTTGTCTAGTTATTCTAATTGGTGTTACTTACACAATGATTGGGAAAAAGTCGAAGTAAAATAATGGATTTTTTAGCTATATATGGCGAAGCAGGAATGATTGGAGTAGTGGGTGCTATGTTTGTATATTTAGTTGTATCTCTTAGCAATAAATCAGCAAAACAACAAGAAACATTAGAAAATTTAAAAGTAGAAAATAAAGGTCAATCTGAAACATTAGAAAATATGGAAGGTATGATTATAAAACTTATTAATAGATGGAATCAATCTGATGATAAATTAGATCGTAAATTTGATGCTCTTACTAAAGAAGTAAACGATTTAGATAATCAAGTTTCAGAAATAAAAGGGTCTCTTAGTAGAATAAATGGTAAGCACTAATGCATACATTAATGGATATATATAACAATCAATATCAAAAGAAAGATCCAAATTCTTTAGTTGTAGAAGTACCTCAAATAGATTCTTTATTAAAACATCTAGATTTATTATATTCAATCGTATTGAAAAAACAAATGGAACAAGAACAGATGCAAAATACAATATCATATTTTAACGCAGGTCAAGGATCTAAATCACAAGCAGATAGTGTAAACTAATGGATAGCTTAAAGGTAACAGGATTAAGTACAAGTTTAGGAGTTGTTTATTGGACAGATTTACTATCTGGTGTACTTATGTGTGTAATGTTTGCAGTACAAATTTACTATTTATATTTAAAAACAAAGAAAATAAAGGAGAGCTAATATGTTAGCAAAACTAATAGCAGACGACTTATTGTCAGATGAAAATGGGGCAGAGATAATTGCTGAAATTAATAAAGCAGTTGATATACCTATTATTTCAGAGAATACAGAACAAAAAATACTTGAAGCACTTTGGAAAGTTATTAAAAGTGTATTGCTTAAGAAAATTGGTGTATAATGGCAACAGCTAAAAAAGAAAAAGTTGTTGTTAAAAAACAACCTAAGAAATCTTGTGAATGTGAAAAGCATATAGAATTTATATATGAAGAATTAAAATCATTAAGAGATAAGTTAGAAAAAGTATTAATAAGGATGGGATTATAAAATGGCTCGTAAGCAAGGAAATATGCCAGCAAGAAATAAAAAGAACTTTCGTTCTACTAAATCTGGAGCAGGAATGACTAAAGCTGGTGTAGCAGCTTATAGAAGAATGAATCCCGGTTCTAAACTAAAAACAGCAGTTACAGGAAAAGTAAAGCCTGGTAGTAAGTCTGCTAAAAGAAGAAAGTCGTATTGTAGTAGATCTGCAGGTCAAATGAGGATGCATGGTATTAATTGTTCAAAGACTCCAGATAAAAGAATATGTGCGGCTAGAAGAAGATGGAGGTGTTAAATGGCTAAAAAAGATGCTTGTTATCACAAAGTAAAAGCAAGGTATAAAGTATGGCCTTCTGCTTATGCTTCAGGAGCTCTTGTTAAGTGTAGAAAAGTAGGAGCTGCTAATTGGGGTAACTCAAGTAAGAAAAGGAAAAAGTCATGAATAAAAGTGTAAGAGCGCCTAAAGGTTATCATTGGATGAAATCTGGTAAAGGTGTAAAACTTATGAAAAATCCTAGAGGTGGATATAAAGCACATAAAGGTGCTAGTCTAACTGCTTCTTTTAAAGTGCAGATGACTCCACATTCTAAAAAGAAATAATGGCAAAAGAAGGTCTAAAGAAATGGTTCTCAAGGAATCAAGGTAAAGGATGGGTAGATTGTAAAACTGGTAAACCTTGCGGTAGACGTAAAGGTGAGAAGAGAAAAGGATACCCTGCTTGTAGACCTACAATGGCTCAATGTACTTCTGCTATGAAAAAGAAGACTAGTAGCAAAAGGATAAGTTGGAAATAATGGCTGACGTATTTGGATTATCTGATGTGGCATCTCCAGACACAGGCAGAGGAGGATCAACAAATCTTAAAACTGGAGGAATGAGAAGGAAATATAATATGAAGGGTAAAATGAAAAAATGTCCTGCAGGAAAAATGTATGATATGAAACTTAAAAAATGTGTAACTAGAAAAGGTGATCTTAACAAGGATGGCAAAATGTCTAGTTACGAAAGCAAAAGATCATCTGCAATTCAAAAATCAATGAAAAGGGGTATGTAATGCCAAGTAAAGCAAAGTGTAAAATGATGGTAGGGCCTGGTAAGAAATATAAAACTATGTCTGAGTGCATGAGTTATGGTGGTAAAAAAATGGGTAAAACTCAAAAACCTATGGCATCTGCAAAAGCAGAACAAGACATGGTTGGAACTGCTATGGCTAAATCTAAAAATGTTAGAATGAAAAATCGTATTAAAAAGAACTTAAGTAGAAGTGGTTATTAGTGAGTAAGAAAATAAGTGTAGACCTATTTAGTAATGACATTGGTTTTGGTGACACAGTTAGTCGTGCAATCAAAACAGTAACTAGAGGAAAAATAAAGGAGTGCGGAGGATGCAAGAAAAGACGAGATATATTGAACAGGATGATTCCGTACAGGAACGCTACGAATCGGGGGTAAGAAATGGTGGTGCTATATCTGGATCTGAAGGTGGACTTAGATTAGATATATTTGACCATGATGTAAACTCTGAAGTAGACTTTACGGAAGATACTTGTTCTTTATGTGAACTTCCAGAACACGCTCAAAATCTTATTATAGAAGATATAGAGTACGAACAAAATGCCTAAACAAACTCATGTTATAGATAAATTTCATGGAGGTATAAATTCAAATGCTGATCCAAGAGATATTGAAGATAACCAATCTCCTTTAATTGAAAATATTAAAATAAGTAATTTAGGAAAACTTGAACTTGTTGGATCATTTCAAGCTGTAGATATTATATCTGGTACAACCGTAGGACTTTTAGATGGCCGTGGTTTAGGTGTTTTTAAATCAGATAAAAAATTAAATGGGTCTAATTCAAATGAAACTATTTTAGCTTTATATGATGATAATACAAGTTCTATTGCTTTAAAAGATAGTTCAGGATGGATAGATAGTAAAATAACAACGTTTGATAGTGACTTACCTGTTTTTCATGTTGCTGATGGTAATTTAAGAGTAGGAGATGGAGAATTTGATGATGCAATTAATAACAAATGGTTTGGATATATTGAAAATCATAGATTTGCAGGTTTAAGAGCTGGATCATCTCAACCAGAAATAACTTTTGTTTATTGTGTAGCTGATAGTTCAAATAGTTTAGATGGCAAATATTTTGATATATATGGAGCTGACAATCATAAATTTCAAATATGGATAGACGTAGGCGACACTGGTACTCTTCAACCTACTGGTAGCGGAAGTTACGATCATAATATAGAAGTAACTGGAATATCTACAAATGATACAGCAGCTACAGTTGCAACACAAATAGCATCATCTATAGATGCACATGGTGAATTTTCTGCTACTGCTTATACTAAAAGTGCCGATACTAGTTTTGTTCCTTTTATAATTATAACTTCTTCTACAAAAGAATCTCTTACAGATGCAGTTGCTGGTAATACAGGATTTACTGTTGTAGTTGCTCAACAAGGAACATCAGATGGAAGTGTAGGTAAAATAGCATGGACTCAAGCTGATCAATCTATAGCATCTCCAACGGTAGGTACTTGTATAATATCAACTCCGTACGCAGGTGGTGGTGGTGATTCTGATTTAAGAGCTGTTAATTCTACAGTTTCAGAATATTATGGAAGCATAGCAGATAATAGTCCTCCAGACGCAGCGACTATTCAAAGTGTTAATTTAAGAGTTGGTTTACAATATAATGAATCATTAAATGTTTTAGGAGCAAGCGGATTAGCTGGAACAAATGCAAGTTTATCTGATGATGTTACTGAAATTTATCCTCTTATTGCAAACAATAATATAAAAGCAACTGGAAGCGGTAATGGTACTATTGTAGACGTAACGGAAACTTCAATGAATTATAGTATAGATGAAGAACGAAGTTTTGTTTATGCTTTTTATATTACATCAAGTGAATATGAAGATTTAGTTAAAGTTACTATTCAACATAGCACTAACGATACAGGCGGAGGAGGTAGTGCTAATACTCTTAATTATACATTTTTAAAAGAAGAAATAAAATCAGATTGTTGGAATTTATTAGTTTGTTCATCTTCTAATATTGATTATGCTACTGCTGCTTTAGGAGATACTTTTACACGATGGGATATAAGTGTTTTAGATAGTGATTCTGGTGACACTGCTCCTACTTTTTATTTAAGTGGGCCTGTATTAATACAAAATGTTCCTGTTAATGGTTTTCCAATAGGCACATATACTTTTCATCATACTTATTTATATGATGATGAAAAACAAGAATCTTTACCATTTAAATTTGCAGATGTAGGATCATCTTTAAGTAAGAATGTTAATAAATTAAATATATTAGGATCTCCTCTTCTTTTAAATTTTGATTCTTATATTAATCCATGTGATAATTCTGGTGTTTATAGTTTAAATAAAAGAATAACTGGTTCACGATTATATTATAAATTACAAGAAAATGATAATTTCTTTTTAATAGGTGAATTAGATTTTGTAGAAAATGGGTTTAAATGGTTTCCAGAAGGAACTGAAATGTCTTATAGTATGGTTAATACAACTGGAGCTGGAAGCGCATCATCAGAAACTTTTTTTAAAAATGCAGTTATAGTTAAAGGAATTACTCCCGTTGAAGCAAATGGTATAGATACATATAAAAATATAAATGGATTTGGAGGTTTTGATAAACATATAAATGCCAAATATAAAACATCAGTTATTCATGGAAGAAGAACTTATATAGGAAATATAAGGCAACCTGCTAATAGCAATGGTATTAATTATCCAGATAGAATGTTAAAAAGTTCTATAAATAAATTTGATGTATTTCCTAGTGAAGTTGGTAAGATAGATGTTGCAATTAACGATGGTGAAAGCATAATTAAACTAGAAGCATTTGCTGATAGGATATTGCAATTTAAAGAAAAAACTTTATACATTATAAATATATCTGAAAACGTAGATTTTTTAGAAGATACAATTAGAGATAAAGGATGTGCTTTTGATTATCATGTTGCTAAAACAGATTTTGGTATTGCATGGTTTAATAAGTTAGGATTGTATTTTTTTGATGGACAAAAAGTAATAAATCTTTTAGAAAAAAATGGACAAAGATTAATTAATCAAGATGATTGGAGAGCATTTTTAGAAGATGGAGAAGATGGAAGTTCAGATGATTTAGATATAAGTTCTGCTCATATAGCATACTCACCTGAAACAAGAGAAATTTTTATAAAAAATGAAAATACTGATATGTATATTTATGATTTTGTTTTAAAATCATTAACAAGAGCAATGCTAGTATTTTTACCAATTGGGAATCATACAAATTTTATTATAAATAAAGATTCTAAGATGTCATATATTACACAATCCTCAAGGAGAGAATTAGTTTGGGATAATGATGCACAACATTATGATGGATTTGTTTATGTTACTAAAGATATTGATTTTGGACAACCTTCTGTAAGAAAAAAGATTTATAAAGTTTATATATCTTATACTTCAACAAGTGGAAGTGTTCCTTCTTTTACTTATGGAGTTAATGGAGATACTGCGTTAGCAAACACTCCAGTTACAGTTACTGCTTTTGCACAAAATCAACCTCAATGGACTCAAGCAGAATATAAATTTAATTCAGATGCAAATAATTGTTTTTCTATTCAATTAAAAATTGGAACAGCTGCTCAATCTATAAACACTGGATTTCAAATAAATGATATAACAATAGTTTACAGATTAAAAAGACCTAGATAATGGCTTTAAATAGAGAAGAAAGAAAACTATTACATCATAAATCTAGAAAACCTACTTTTGGTGTAAATAAACCAGATCCAAATGAAGGAAAAAATGGAGATATATCTTTTAGAAAAATACAAGGTTCTGGAACTGTTCAATATATAAAAGATAATGGAAATTGGTTAGCAATAGGTTCTTCTGGAAACTTACCTCCTCAAAGACAAATTATATATAGTTCTAGTTCTTCTTCTTCTGGAACTTCTTCTTCCGTAACAAATCATGGTGATTTGCTTGGATTAGGAGATGATAATCATACTCAATATGTTCACAATACAATCGCCAGAACTATAACTGCTGATCATAACTTTACAGGAACTCCTGTATTTGCTTCTCCAGATATTAATGGTGGAACAATAGATGCTATAACTTCTTTAACAGTTGCTAACAATGTAGATATTGGTAGTCACGATTTAAGAGCAGCTACATTTACAGCAGATGGACTTACAAGTGGAAGAGTAGTATTTGCTGGAACAGATGGTGTATTATCAGATGATAGTGATTTAACATTTAGTAGCGATACATTAACAGCAACAAAGATAGGAGCATTTACAGCAGCTGGAGCAATTAACTTTGATAATCAAGATATGACTAATGTGGATATTGATAGTGGTGCTATTGATGGTACAACTATTGGAGCAAATAGTCAAGCTGCTGGCGATTTTACTGCAATAGGAGCTGTTGCCGCTGGTACTATAGTAGGAACAACAATAGACGCTACTACTGATTTTACTATTGATGGATTAGTAATAACTCCAGATACTATTTCTAACGATGCTGATTTAACTTTAGATGCAGGTGGTGATATTATTTTAGACGCTGCTGGTGGTCAAGTATTTATTCAATCTGCCGCTAGTACAGATGCTATTCTTCAATTTAAAATAGGAAATAGCGTAAGGCATATGATTGGTATAGATGCGGATGATGATGATGCTTTGCGATTTCATGGAGCAGGGCCAACTCAATTAGCAACAAATTGTAATATGGTTTTAGATGCAAGTGGTATACAATTGAAGGGTGGAAATATTACATTTAATGACAATCAAATAAACATAGATAATGATACTTCTGGAAGATTAAATATTTATAACGCTAGCTTAGGTTTACATATTAATACACCAGTTCCTTTTAATTCTGGTTCTGGAGAAATGGGTCATAGTGACGATACAACAACATTTGATTCTTTTGCCTTAAGATGGAAAACATTAACTGGTGGAACTTATAATGGTCAACATATCGCTGGTGGAGAAGCTGATTATAAAAATAATTATGCTATGGTTGGAACTTTTAAAGAAAGCACAAGATATGCAGACCATTCAACAAGTTTTGTATTGCAAAGTTAAGGATATGTAATGGGAGTTAATCACAGTACAAGAATAGCAAATGTTCCTTTTTATGCTAGAATAGCACAACCAGAAAGATTAATTAGTGGTTTTTTAACTGTTATTGTAAGAAATGCAAATGATGGAAATGAATCTACTGATGATTTTGTAACAAGATTAGACCAAAATTTTAGTAATGCTCAAACTAGAAATATAGATAATTATGCTCCTTTCGATGCTCAAGACCCTGGCGCATCTAATTTTGCAGCTAATTTAAATTCAGATAATAATATTTTATTAGAAGAAAATGGTGGTTCTAATAGTGAAAATTCTCATTTTAATAATAATATAGGAAATTGGGTTTCTCATAGCAATGCAACAATAAGTCATGATGGTATAGTAGATAGATTGGATATAGTAAATACAAGTAACAGTGGTCAATCTGGAGCTAAATTATCTAGAAGCGATACTATTGGAACAACAGGATTAGAGGCTAGTAAGTTTGTTTGGAGAACACGAAGTGGTCAAAGATATAGATTAAAAATAAAAATAACTCCTTCTGGTTCTTTAGGTTCAACAAAACAAATTCATTTTAAAGTTTCTTTTACAAATTCAGAATCATATACTTCTTCTGGTTTTAATGCATCTGTTTTTTCTGGTGGAGCAACTGAAAATTTAGACTTTACTGTTCCATCAGATGCTACTCTCGATGAAATACAAGTATATGTAGTAGACCCCGATACTACAACAGGTTCTAATTGCATTGCTATTGACGATGTAGAATTAATTCCTATAATAAATAAATCAAGAGTAGATTTTGGACAAAGTATTGGAGATTATGATGTTTTAGTCTATCATGTTACTTCCGCTTGTCATATGAAAAATTTTTTACAACCTTATAAGCAAGACGGAACTGCTGGATATTATAATGCTGGGGAACTTTCAAATTATCCAGATCAAAGCGAATCTACATGGGCTAAGTATATTGATCATCCTGCTTGTCAAAATTTTGTAAAGTTTACATTAATATCTAGACATAATAATGCTTATGACCATCAAACTTGGAATTCATCTCCTATATACTTAGAAACAGAAACAGAAGGAACAGATGATAAAAGTATTCATATTTTTGAAAGAGATGCAACTAATACTGCTAACTATTGGAATTATGGAACTCCTGCTACTATACAAAGCGATGATTATAATTCTAGCATGGTGGATAGAGATGAATATATATTAAAAGATTCTTCTAATATTAATACAATAGCAACAGATGTTAGCGATGGTATTATAAGAAGAAGAAAACAAATATTTAGTACAGCTAGTGCTTCTTATGTGGATCCTGGCTCTCTTATAAGAACAACTGGAAGTATGGGAGCAGATTTAAGAAGTGGGACTGCTCATGTAGGTACAAAAAAAGATTACGGAAACAATACGTTTTTTGCTCCTGTTCATGGAGTTGATATATTTGCATCTCATCCATTTAGTTTAAGTAAATTTACAAGTGGAGCAGTGCAACTTCAAAATCATGCAGATTATGGTCAATTAGTAAGAGTAACTAATCACGATATAACTTTCTGGCAATTAGTTGTTAATGTTAAACTATTAGTATTTAATAGTGCCGCTGGAATAACAACTTCTAATGATTATGAATTTTTTAAAAATAGAATAAATATAAATTATCAACCTAGTGGAGAAACTCAAAATATAATTTTTGATACTAGTTTGCATGGCACATAATACTGTTGGATAAAACAAATATGTTAATTAAATTAAATAGTAAAACTATATAGTCAATATGTCTACAGCCTCAAAAATTAAATCAGCAATTCGATCTGGAGGAAAGTCTCGAAGAAAAGCTATATCAGCTTTATCGGATGTAAGTAGCAAATTATCTGAAGCTGATTATAGTTCAAAATTATTTGAAATTAAATCTAAACAATCTGAAGATTTTTTTAATACTGTTTATTCTGGTATTGATACATTAGCTACACTTGCTGGTGGATTAGAGCAAAAAGCTGAATTAGAATCAAATATAAAATTTTTAGAAGGAGAGTTAGGCGAAGGTCAGCAATTTGAAATAAAACAAAAACCTAAATTAATAGATGTTTTTAAAGACGATGTTACTTTGTCAGATTATTTAACAGGTGAAGATCAATATTTCTTAGGAGAAAAAAGTTTTGGTAGTAAATATGATGTAGCAGCTTTAGGTTCTAAGATTAAATCAGAAAGAGATGCAGCTGCTTTATTATCTAAAAGCATAGAAACAAATAAAATTTCAAAAGTTGCTCAATCAACTTTAGAAGAACCTAAAATGCCTTCTATAACTGGAGGCCCTAGTCCTATACCAGAAGTTTATTCATCTATTGAAAGAGAAGGCGGTGGAGGTTTAGAAACTCCAAAAACTCCTAAGATGCCTAAAGTAATGACTGAAATTGAAAAAGGTATTCTTAGTAATGTAGATGATAGTATGGATCTTAGAGGTCAAGAAGATCTTTTCGGTTTTGGTGAAAATCCAGAAGAACTTAATATTCTTAATATGTATGATCAAGCTTTAGTTGATGATTTTGAAACATTTGCAGATGCTGGATTTATAAGATAATGATGTATAAAAAATTAGCTAAAAAAGGTAGATTCGGAGACAATAGAATAGCAAAAACTTCTAATGGTAGTTTGTGGCATGTTAATAAACAAGAAAAAAAATTAATAGATGACTATGGAGTAGTAGGAGAAAGGATTGTTGATATGATTGGATCTGGAAGTACAAATCCAGAAACAGGTTTAAAGGAACAATTTTTACCAATGATAACAGCCGGATTAGCAATAGGATCTGCGGTAATGGGAGCTGTGCAATCTTATGGTCAAACAAAAAGAGAAAGAGAACAAGGCGAAATGCAAGTAGGTTTTGCAAAAGAAGCTTTGGATTCTTTATCAGAAGCTGAATCTTCTTTAAAAGATTCTTTAGGATCTAGCTTAGCTTTACCTACATTAGAAGCGCAAAGACAAGTTGAAGACATATCTAAAAAATCTCAAATTGGAATAGAAAATCTTAAAAAAAGACAAGACATTATGGTTGGCAAAACTGGTTTTGCTAGTACAGGCATAGATAATACAGAAGTTATTACTCAAGCTAGAGATGAATATAGAACTCAACTAGAAGATGTTGATATAGGTTTAAATAAAAACCTATCAGAAGTTTTATCTAATTTTGAACAATCTCAATCTGAATTAACATTGCAAAGGCAACAGTTAAATCAACAAAAAAAATTAGCACAACAACAAGCAAACACTAAATACTTTGGAATATTTTAATAATGTCTAGGGCTTTAGATTCACTTAATAGTATTTTAAAATACAGACAAGCTAGAGAGCAACAAAAAATAGATAGATCTTTAGCATTGTTAGATTTAGGAACTAGATTAAAACAACAACAATACGATAGAGAAGAGCAATTGCAAAGAATGGAAATTGCTAGGGAAAGAGAAAGAGACAATGATGAAATAAGAGAATTTCAAAAAAAATCTTTAGATCCAGAATTATCAAAAATGAAAAAAGAAAAAGCTGCTATTGATTTAAAAATACAAAAAGTAGCTTTAGACAATGCTATTAGTAATAGAACAGAATCTAATGTTACTAAGTTTTTTACAGGAATAAGTAATCAGCATGCAATGACAGACTTAGCTAATGTAGCTAGAATAAAATCACAATCAATAATTCCTTCACAAGTTTTTGATTATATAGAAAATAATTACACTGGAAAAGAAGATTTAGATGAATTAAAAACTAATATAAAAAATTTAGGTACAAAAAAAGATAAAAAATTAATTAACGAATTTTATAAAAAACCTCAAAGTCAAGCAATTGTTAATTCAATAATAAAAGCTGAGGTAGCTAAAAGTTCAACAGGCAATCCAGACTACAATAGTTTTTTAAGATTATTTGAAAATTTAGATAAAAGTTATTTTGCAAATCAAATTCCTTATATGAATAATTTAAAAGATCCAGTTATAAAACATAATGATAATAAAGATTTTTATTCTAATCAACAAAATAGAATAAGAATAGCTAATTCTATAGAGCAATTAAGTAAAAATCAAATAACAGAAGAATTAGAAGGTACATTAGAAGATGTTGTAATAGATCAACAAATAGAAGGTTATGTTCCTTTTGATATAAAACAACAATTATTGGAAGAAGGTTTTTCTAAAGAAGACGTAGGACTATAATATGCCAATGTCAAATGCAGCTCTAGAAAGAGCTAAACAATTATTAAGACAACAAAATTCAAATCAATTAAATCCAAATGCATCTCTTAACGTTTATGGAATATCTCAAACAAAACAAGATCAACAAAAAGAATTAACTCAAAGAGAATTATTTCAGCAAAGAAGAGAACAAGAAAAACAATCTCTTTTACAATTAGAACAAAGTCTTAATCAACCACGAGAAATACCAACTGAACAAAACTTAGGAATACTAAGAAATGTAGGTGAATCTTTATATAAAGGTGTAGCTGCTGGTGGGTACGAACTTATCGAATCTGGGGGTTTCGGAGCACCCGGTTTAGCAGAAGCAGGTTTAGAAAGACTCACTGGTATTGATTTAGGTGTTCAAGAAACTGCTAGAAAATTTCAAGAAGAAGATAGATTTGCTAAGGTAATGGGAGGAGTAGGAACTGGTGCTGGTTATTTAATTGGAGCTCCAGTTAAAATAACTTCTGCTCTTTTAGGAAAAGGATCAGCTGCAATAGCATCTAAATTGTTTGGTATGCAAACTACATCAGCAGCTGTAAAGAATGTAACAAAAGCAGCTAACAAAGCATCTAAACTTTCTAAAAGCATGAAAAAACAACTTTCGGATGAAGTGTCTGATGTTGTTCAAAAAACTGCTTCATCTGTGGGTATAAAAACATCTACAGCTAGTAATACATTTGCTGATTCATTTGCTAGAAATATTAATTCTAGAATAAGATTATTGCGATCATCTGGTCAAATTAATTCAGCTCAAGCAAAAGCTATGAGAGATATGGCTAATGTAGTTGGATTAAAAGGTGTACCAGTTAATACATTGCAAACTTTAGCTAAAAGAAGATTTGGAGAAGGTTACGCTGGTAGGTTTATGGGAGAGTTTCTTGAAGATGCTTTTGTATTTTCTTTTGCAGATGGTTTAATGAGTGTTAGTAGGCAATCGCAAGAAATACTAAGAGGTGAATCTGATTCTTTAAAAGGTGGATTTAATATTTTTGATGAAAGTTTTTTAGAAGCAGGTAGCGTTGCTAGAGAGATGTTGTTTGGTTTTGCCGCTGGTACAGCAGTTAATGCTACAGCTGCTGCTTTTAAACCATTAAACAAAATGATGAAATCAAGAGTAGATTTTATTCAAGGAGTTAGAGGTTTATTAAATAAAAATGCTTACAAAGGAAAAGACTTAACATATCTTACTAGACAATTACTTCATTATGGTGAACAAAATAGATATAATAACTTTTCTACAAAAATGAATTTTACAAAAGATGGAGTAAAAGATTATATTGATTTGCATAAGTTTAAATTAGCTAATGGAAAATTATCTGAATCTAGATTAGAAAAACAATTAAGAGATGAACTTGGTGATGACGCTGAAAAAGAAGCAGTAAAATGGTTGATGTCTAATAAAAAAACATATTCTAAAGAAATAATAAAAGAAGCAATAAGAGAAGGTGGTAAAAATTATAGAGTTTTATTTAGTAGAATGATGGCGACTGGATTTGCTATGTCTGGTACTCAAGGTTTACAAATGTATATAGACTCTGAAGGTGAATATGAGTTTAATGATCCTACTGATTTTATATCAAGTTTTATTATTGGTGGATTTACAATGAGGAGAGGTAATTTTGGTAGAATAGATATTGATACTAAAATCAATAAATTAAGAGAAGGTTTAAGTCAATTAGGTATTAATTCTTCAAATACATTTTATTCCTCTACTTTATCTAAAGGCAATGAAAGATTTGGTGTTGGTTTATTAAGAGATAACCCAGAACTAACAGATTATTTAAAAGAACAAGGTATTGTAAGTGACGATGATGAAACAATAACTAATTACGAATTTAAAGAAGGAGAGAAATCTTTTTATAATTTTGATAAAGCAGTTCCTACAGATCCATATGGACAAAGGATGAATGTTTTAGCAGGGTTAATGAATACTGATTTTAATTATCATAGAACATTAGATCAAATTACAGATAAACAAGCTTCTGAAATTATAAAATTACTAGAAGCTCAAGGTCTTAAAACTGTTGAAGATTTTGATAAAGCAATACAAGATAGAGTTGATGAATCTACTCAGAGTATGGAAGAGTCTTTAGTTAATGTTTTAAAAAATATAACTAGATCAAACCATGAAGATCTTTCTTCTAGGGAAAATAAAAATGGAATTACTATACCAGCAAATATAAAGATAAGTAATGAATTGCTTAAGAAAGCATCTAATGGAGAGTTTAAAGAATGGTTATCTGGTAAAGAAGGAAACGAAGCAGAAGAAGAATTATTAGATTCTATGAGAAGTTTAGAAACTGTTATAGCTGTTAGCGAAGGATTAGGTAAAGCTTCTTTTGATACATCTTTAAGTGTAAACAAAATTGAAAATGCAGAAACATTAAAATCTGTATATGACGTTATAAGAAAAGCAGAATCTATTATTGATGATAGTGTAGCAAATAAAGATGGAAGAGTAGAATTTAAATTTACAGAATTAGAATCTTATATTGTTCCTATGATGAGAAATATAGGAAACAACAATACTAAAAAAATTATGAATGTATTGTCTGAAAAAAATATGGATTCAAAATTAACATCTTTATTTCTTGATGCTGGTATTTTAGTAAAAGAAGATGAAAAGATTAAACTTATAAATGATTATAAAGATATTAACACATCTGAAGACGCTGGTAAAATTGATCTTGGTAAAATACATGGCATATTAAAAGCATTAGGCGAGTTTGAAATAACTCAAAATGCAAATCCAAACGTTGTAGAAAAAACACCTATTTCTAGTTTAAAAAATCAATTAGATACTTTAGGAGTTAAAGTTGATTTATTAAATAAAAAGAATATGGAATATATGTATCAATTAGTTTTAAATGATATAAACAAACTTAGATTAAAAAATTCTGTAGTAGATCCAGCGGATATAGATTTTATTATACAACAATCTGGCAATCCAAATTTTAGTGTACCCGGTGTATTAGATGATAAAGGTATAAGAAATTTTGTTTTAAGAACTGTTGAAATACCAAGTGATTTAGATTTACAAAATAGATACAATAATAAAATATTAAAAAGATTAGAAAAAGATTCTAAAGTTGTTAGTATTCTTAGTAATCCTATTCAATTAGATAAAGAGGATGCATTTTTATTAAGAAGAAAATTAAATATAATCTATACAAAAGATAGAACCAATGATAATAGAAAAATAGAAAGTCTATTTGAAATGATGACTAATACAAATTTAAATAGTGTTAAAAATCAAATGCAAGAACACATATTAACTTTTGGAGATGAAGCAAGAATAGATGTTTTAAATATGTTAAATCAACAAAATATTATTAAGAGAAATGTTAATGGTGATTTAGAAATTGTAGAAAAAAATCTTACTATAGAAAAATTTGAATTAATAAGTAATAACATAGATAGAGCAGGTTTACCATCTGATGTAGTACAAGCAAAAATTGATGAAAGAAAAGAAATAAGAAGAAAATATATTAAAGATTCAAGTGATGTTATAGATGAGAAGAATGCTTCATTAAAATTAGATGATTTCTTTTTAAGATATAAATTTAAAAATACATTAGACGATGGAACAATTGATTACGCTGATTATTCTAATCAAGACAACATTGCTAAAAGAGATTTTTTTAATGAATTAATATTTGAAGATAATCCAAAAGCAATAGAAGGTCAAGAAGTAGAAGAGTTAAAAGTTATTAATAAAGATTCTATAAAAAGAATAACAGATAAAATAGTTTTTAAAAACATAGAGTATTCTAAACTTAATCAAGACCAAAAAGAAAAAGTACTACAAGACATACAACAGATAGCATTTGGAACTAAAGATAGGGTAGCGGTTAGAAAAATAAGTATTAGAAACAATGAACTATCTATTGATGATAACAAAGAACTTATGCAAAACAATCCTGTTCATAAGTATTTTAAATCGTTAGGGTTAGATTATGGTATATTTGACAATAGTGTTGTTTATACAGAATTTAATAGAAGTGGTAATTTAGTAGAAAAAACATACAATATTCTTCAAACAGAAAACGTACCTAAACAATTAAGATCTAGGATAAAAGAAACTAGAGATAGGGTATTGAGAACTTTAGCAAAGAAAAATTTAAACAATAGCGATGTTGCATCTATGGAACCTAATGATATAGGTGTAAAGAAATTAGATGTTTATGATGGCATGGATAGTATTTTAATAAATACAATTGACCAACAAAAAATAGTAGATGACTTTGATAGATTTCATAAAGAACATATAGATAAAGTAGATAGCAGAACAAAAAAAATATTAAACAATATTAAAAAATCATTTGACGAAACAGACAGTATTTATAAATACGATGATGAAAAAATAGAACACGCTACTAGGTTTTTAATATTTGAAGTAGGATTTAAAAGTAAAGAAAACGAATTATTTTATAGTATACTAGACGAAACTAGCCCAAGTAGAGTAGATAAATACATTAAAAGATTAAAGTTAATTACTACAAAAAACTTTGTTAGACCCACAGGTGAATATTTAGAATCTTTAAAAGAAGTTAGAAGAGCATTGTATGATAATCCAGATAAAGCAAAAGAAGATAGGATTATAAAATTAATTGATTCTAGAATTAAGAAAAAAGGACACAATGTTTTAATATGGGATGATGAGGGTACGGAAACCATGTCTCAGATTATAAAAGATTTGAAAGAAGAATACCCTGAATATGAAGGAATTGATTTAGAAAATACTATAGGAACCGCTCATGGGAAAGTTTCTGGTTTTGATAGTATTAGTTTTATTTCTAAAGATGCAATGTCTGAATATCATACATATATGGGTCACGATCCATCTTCTAGAAACCCGATTAAACCAGTTATATCCTCTCAAGGCAAAGAAAAAACATTATTGTATGGTAAGACATTGTTTGTTTACTCTCCCGCTCTAGATGGTTTCTTTGAAAACAATCCAACAGTAGATATATTATTAACTAAGTCAGGTGCAAAAGCATATGATGGTATAGACGATCCAACAAAAGATGATTCAAATGTTATTAAAAATAAAAGGTGGTTTGAATTAAACGAAGGTTCGTATTCTAACTTAATTAAAACTATTGATATTGATGCTTTGGGTTTAAGACCACAAAAAGATGCAAACTTATTATCTGGTAGTGTGTCTGATGCTGATTTTAATTACATGAATAACCTAGAACATGAAGCTGCCTTTTTAGAAATAGCAGATGAATTAGATTTAAATTTAGATTACATGAAACAAATTATGTATGATCCTTATAAATTAAATGCTTTTATGAGAACTAAAATGTCTGAGGGTAAGATACCAGAAGATTCTAGGGAAGGTGCTTTAAACAATTTAAGTAGTTTAATGTACTATTTAAAAATAAGTGAATCAGCAGATCCTAGAGATTATAGTACAAACCAAGTTCAAAAGTACCTAGCGCAAGAATATATAGATACTATTTTTTCAGACAGAAGAGCAATTGTAAATAGAATATATAAAGATGTAGAACCAGATTCTTATAGATACGGAGGTCAAGCTGAGTTAGTTGTATCTGGTAAAAGTCATTTAGGTGAAAATAAAAAAACAAGATTGTTACCAACTCTATTTAATAATTTAAATAAAATGGTAGTTAGAGGTCAGATGATGCTACCTTTTAAAGAAAGAGATTCTAGGTTATCTGAGTTAGGAACTAAAAAAATAAGAATTGTTCAAAATGATAGAATATTAAAAGTAAACGAATTTGTAGAAGAGGTAAGTGACTTAATAGGTCTAGATAAACAATCTAAAGATATTCTTGACAGACTAGAAGAAGAGATAGAAACAGATGCTACGTTAGGAATCTTGCATGATAGAATAGAATCTATAGCAAAAGAAACAAATACAAGATATGAAATAGGAATTATATCTAGAAGAAATCCAAGAACAAGACCTAACGATATAACGTTGTTGGGATTAAAAGGATTTTTAGACGAAGGACAGGGATTAGGTGTAGAAATAAATAGTTTTGATGTTGCTAATGTATATGAAGGTGATTACGATGCTGATAAGGTAGATTACTTTTTTGCTCACGATGATTATATGTTTGATTATATTAAAAGAAACCAAGCGTATTTTGTTCAAGGTATTGATCCTTCAGATTTACAAGGAGATCCAACATTTACCTTTCAAATGGAATCTAGTGCCTCTAGAGATGCAGTATTATCTAAAATAGGTAGTTCTATATCTTACAAACAAGGTATAGGAATAGTTCAAAAAACTCCTAGAAAAATAAATTATTTACAAAACTTAGGTAATAATGAATATTTATTTGAACCTGACCAAAGAGAATTGTGGGATAATGAAGTAAGAAATAATCCAGTTACCGATGAACTTATTGGCCCTTCTATTTTATATAAAAGTGGTAAAAATGAATTTGTAACTATTGATACTGAAACTTTAGCTTATTTTCAAAGAGCAGCTTTAGAAGTTCAATACATTGTAGATGGATCTAATCAATTAAATCCAAACATTGCAGGGGATATATATGATTGGACAGATAACTTTTTGTTTCCTTCAAATTCAACATCAATATCTCCTAAACAAGCAAATGCTAAAGATCTAAAAGAGATAATAGAAAATGGTCAAACTGCTAATGGTAGTAGGGTAAGAATATTTCAAAAGTTTAAACTAGATAAAAACTCTAATAAATATAAAGTTACAGAAGATTTAAATGATGCTGATAAATTAATTATAAAAGAATTTTTAAATCAACAAAATAAATTATTAAATGCATTTGGCGATAAAACATATACTGAAGGGTCTCCAAGAAAATCTACTTTTTATGATTTATATAATGGAAGTAGAATATTTAGAGACTTTCATAAAAATATATATAGTGGATTAGACAAAGCATTAATATATAAAAGAAAATTTTTATCTAGTGGTGATAAAAAATATTTACAAAATTTATTAAAACCTGACAATAAAGCATTTGAGCGTATAGAATCAAACGTTCAAAATATATACGATGGTCAAGGTGGTGGTTATTTAGATAGAATGGCTGTTGCTATTGCTAAAAGTGAATTAATGGAAGATAAAAAGCAATACAATTTAGATATAGAAATATATACAGAAGTTGATAATTGGTTTAATTCATTATTAGGAGATGCTTCTGATGAAAATGGCGACTACAGAAGTGTTTCAAAGAAAAAAATATTAGAACCTTTTTTATCTAAAATAGATAATCAAATTAAATCTAAAGCTGATACTAGAGCAAAAAAAATAATTAAAGATACTCAACAATTTAATTCTTATATATCTACAATTAAAAGATTATCAAAGAAAAAACAATTTATTGAAAAAAGTTCTTATCATTGGAAATGGAAAAAACATAAAATGGATGCATTAGATTATGTTATAAATAAAATGCAAAATAATGTACAAGAAAAATATGGTAAGAATATTAAAAAAATTAATCCACAAAATTTAAATTATAAAAAATATGTTTCTGTAGAAGATAGTGGTATAATAAAGTCTATTATTCACAAACATTCTTTAAATGCTTTTTTAAAAAAATATGGATCTGAATATGATAGTTGGACTGAAACATTAGGAGGTAAAGACAGTCAAGCAAGAATAGATTTGCAGGCTGTAAAAGATTTTAATGCTAAGATTATTGGTGGTAATACACTATTAGATGAATTAATTCCAAATAATAAAAATACAATTTTAGACAATGATATAATGTTTAAATTTATACAACAACATGATACTGGAATTAGTAATGCGTGGGAATTAAGAGAAAAGTATTTACTTAATAAAGTAAGAGAACATGGAATTAATTTTTTATATGCATACATGGAACCTATTAGAGACAATGAATCTATAGGTGTATTTAATAATAGGCCTGTTGCTATTCCTTATAAAGAATCAAAAAGATATTCTCATGGTATACAATTACTAACAAAAATGGCTCAAGGAAATACAAAATTATTTAAAGATTTAAAAGAATTAAATGAACTCCCAGGCGTAGATTCTTCTGCTATGTTGCAAAATACAGCATTTACAAATTTATTAGAAATATCACAAGCTAATGAACATTATAGAAGGTTTTTTGAAAAAGATACTGAATTAAGAGATTTAGCTAATCCTTTATTAGATAGGTATCCATTAATGGATTTTGGTAGACCAATGGAAAAAAGATTAAATACTAATAATGATTTTAAATGGTCTGCTCAAATGTTAGCATCTGATCCATTATCAACTTTAAATAAATCTACTATAGAAGTTTATAGAAATTTTGCTGAAACATATACAGATAGAACAAATGAAGATTTTATAAAGTTTATTAACGATTTAAATGATTTAGATGAATTTTCTGCAAGGCATGATTATGTTAATCCATCTAGATATATGCAAAAAAGATTATCTTTAGATGAGGGTTTTAGAAAATTAAGTAAAAAAAGTTTAGATGTAGTAGGAGCTGATGGTAAACCTACTAATATGCTAGATACAGAAAATTATTTAGGTAATAAGTTTTTTAAATTTAAACCTAAACTTGTAAAATCAGATCAAAAATTAATATCTATGTTAAAAAATATGAGAGAAATGAAGAACGAATTAAATAGAAGTGTAAGAGATAATCCTGTAAGAGATACAGGATATGAAACTTTTAGATTGTTAAAGGAGCAAAAAGATTGCCTATAAATTGTAATGATGTAAAGAATCCATTAACAGAAAGATTGTTAGATGGTATTGATAAATGGGCTAGCAATCAAGAAACTGTAGATAATATAGGTATGCCATATCAAGCTGCTATATCTATGTTTGAAGCTAGGTTTAATATTCCTATAGAAGCAGCTGCTTTACTAGGTGCAAAACAAACTAGAAACTTTTTAGGATTAGGTGCTATAGAAGCATTTAAGTCTGATTTAAATAAATATACACAAAGAGTAAAAGACGGCAAATTAACAAGTTTTGAATCATTAGAAGGATTTATGACTGGAACTGTGTTGGGTAAGAAAGATCCAGTTTTGCAAAAAACATTGAAAGGAATTAGGGATATTGTAAATAGCGATTCTCTTAGGGAAAGTAAATTAAATAAAAGTTTTCTTAGTGTCATAGATAAAATAAAAGCATCTGGTGGTTTAAGTTCTAGAAATTTAAACAAAGGACTGAAAGAACATAGAAGATTGCAATTAGAATACATTAAAGCATTAGATTCTAAAGATGGTGATCTTATAGAAAAAACAAATAATGAATTACAAGAATTTGAAAAAGGTGGAGTTGTTAGTTCTTTTGTTGATTTTATAAAAATAATAGAAGATAGAGTACCTGAAGCAATTAAATTAAAATATGAAAGTGAAAAAGCATTAGCTGATTCTGGTGATAAAAAAGCTAAAAAAAGAATTAAAGATTATGATTCTGGTAAAAATTTAGTAAAGTTTGAAAACGAACAAGAAGCTAAAGATTTATTAACTAGAGTTGGCATAGATGATTCTTTATTGCCAGCAGTTGTAGAATATAATAATTTAATGGATGAATCTTATAAAACATTAAGACTTGGTATAGATAAAAAAATAGATACAATTATTTCTAAAATAGAAAATAAAAGAGGATCTCAATTCACTATTGATAGATTAGAAGAAACAAAACAAAATTTAAAATCTAAATTAATGCCTAAGTATATTGAGGGATACTTTCCTCATTATACTAATGAATTAAATATAAAATTTATGGATAACTTAATGCCATATTTTGATAAAATGGAGACATCTCAAATTGATGGTAAACATGATTCTTTAGACATTGATGATATTATAAAAAATTTAAATGATGCTATTCCTTCTTTTGGAAAATCTAGAACACAAGGAACTAATTATGAATACAATAAAAATTTTATAGATGTTGTTAGTTCTTACATTAATCAAATAAATAAATTTAATACAAATGCTTTTTTAACTAATTCACATTTTGAATCATTAGACTTAGCTAGAAAAATGTATGGTGAAACACAATACTCTGATTACTCTGCTAAAGTGGTAAGCACAATAGAAAGTTTATATGGTTCTATGAATGGAAATAGTAGAGTAGATGGATCAATGAATGAAATAAAAAAAGCATTATTATCGTATCAGTTTTTTAATAAACTAGGTTTTAGTTTCAGATCTGCTTTAAAAAATTATACACAGATATTAATGAACCTTCCTACGTTTGGAGTATCTGGTATGTATCAATCTCTTAAATATATAAAAGATAATCCATTAAAGTTTAATATAGACAAATTTTTAAAAGAATCTAACTTATACATGGATACCTCTGAAGCAGCTATTGAATCTGGTATTAAAGGTTTAGATAAAGATCAGATTAGAATTAGAAGAATGAATGACAAAGGAAAAATAGTTTATTCAACAGAAGGTAATTTTGTATATAAAGGTTTAAAAGTTTTTTCAAGTGGAATGAGTTCACTTGCACAAATAAGTTCTGTATTTCATAGGAAAGCTGAAAATGCAAATAGAAAACTCACTGCTAAAATAGCATACGGTCAGATACAAAAGATAATGGATGAAAGTCCAAGATTTGAAAGATATATACAATCACAAATAGATAGTGGTCAACTAAAAGGATCTATAAACGATATTAAAAGAAGATATGCTAGAAACTATGCTAAAAGTATGGTCATACTAAATCATTTTGATTATGAATCATATGCTAAAGCAAAAAATATGAAAGAAGGCATAGGTCAATTTTTATTTCAATTCCAACATTATGGTATGGAATTTTTAGAAAGAAATTATTCTGTAGTTAAAGAAGCATATTACGATCAACAGGTTTTAAGAAAAGAAAAAACAAAATTTTCAGAGTGGTTAAAAGATGCTAAAGGTGTTCATAAAACAATGAACATGACTATGGCTTATTTTATAGCACCTGCTTTAATTAGTTATATATCTGGATATAATCAAACTTTAGTAGAACACACTGGTGAAGAAATACTAAAAGATTTATGGATGTTATTTTCATCTGATCTTGATGATGAAGAAGACAGAGAAAGATTAAATAGGCAATTTTTTGGTAAAGGTGTAGTTACTTCAAAGTTAGGCCCGACTGTTGGAACTATACTTGATGTAGGTGTAATGACAGAATTAATAAATGCTGATAGTGAATATCTTGACAATATTGCTTTTTCAGTAGGCGAATATTCACATGATGATAATATGGATATTGCAATGCAACAAATAAAATTGTTTAATCAATTTCTTGGTAGGTCTGCTGATAGATATATTCCAATGAGTGTAAAAACTCCTTATGGTGTATTTTCTGCATTTCTTGGTCAGGAATCAACATTCTATCCTAAAAAGAAAGATGAAAAAACTTTATTTAGAGATATTGAACCTGTGTTAAAACAAGTTGCTCCGTCATATTATTTTGAAAAGTTAAAAAAAGAATCTAGATCAAAAAGAAAATATGGCAATCTACCTTTAGGTTTAAAGAACTCATTAAAATATATAGAAAAAGAGGGTAAGCGTAAATAACTTACCCCCTTATTCTCTTAGCCAGCAAAGGAGATTATGCTGTAAATTTAGTCTCTTCACTCATTTGAATTAACTTTTCTAATTGTTTTGTTGCGTTTCTAAATAATTCTAACATTTTTATAATAGATTTATCATCATGTCTTTCCATTGCTAATTTAATTGATTTGCATACATTCCCAGATGTTCTTATCCATAATTCTATGCTATCTTTATTCTCCATTTTGTCTCTCCTTTTCTGTGTACATTCCGTACATTGTTATTAATACAGCATCAGCATTCCATAGCGTTGCTGGTTTGTCTGTGTAAACAGATGCTATTTCTTTTAGTTTATTTTTTCTATCTTTTTTTACTTTAGGAAACTTCTCTCCTATTTTACTTTCCCAAAACTTCATCCATTTTTGTGGTGATACTTCTACTATTTGATTTATAGTATTTAAGGAATGTAGTATACCTAACCATGCTCCATAGTTTACTCCAAACTTAAATAAAGAACTACGACCATCGTGAGGCATTGCATGAACCTTTTCTATGTATGCTATTGTTTCATATGATCTATAAGCATTAGCAGCCATAGAGGCAGTTACTCTTCTACCAGCAATTGATGGATGGCATTTATGTGTATACATATCTTTTTTTTCTGAACTAGCAAAGCATAGTGCTCCACTAGCGCCAGGATCTATTCCTATTACTGTTATAGGTCTCATTGTGCATCCTTTCTATATGAATAGTTATGTGCGCTTTTCACATACTTTTTCTTATATGTTTTGTATTGTCGTTTATATATTTTATACTTATCACTAAGTATCTCTCCATCAAACTTATTAAGTATAAGTTGTTGT